TTTTGGAACATATCCGAGTGCTTTTGCGTGAGATACTACAGAATTTCGGAGGGTGGCTGTGTCGAGAAAAGACTCATTGATAGCCATATTTGTATGAAATCCCATATAGTGGGTTGTGTACGCCATTACGTCCATCAATACACTCATTCCAGAGCCGTCGAAATCAAAGTCTATGAACTCATCTTGACCGGCCATAAACTCTTTGATATTCTTTTTAATTCCATCAAACTCAAGATTGCTTAAATTTAATGCTTTTGGATTATGAGTAGAATTGCTACCATTTCCACTAGTGCTATTACTACTTGTCCCGTTTCCTGATGTATGATACGCCATTTTACTACCTCAATCTATTTAAGAAAAAATCTAACTCTACAGGTGAACCTTCGTTTATAGGTACATAAACTATAGTTACTGAATAGCCATTTCTGTCTGGATCTGCATTGACTTGTACTCCTTTTAATTCACATCTGGGTTCAAATCTTCGTATTGCCTGCTCGATGGATCCCTCTAAAATCACTCGTGTCTCAGTATTCATTGGTTCAAACAGAGAATGATATATTGTTGAACCAAACGCACTTTGAAATACTCGTTCTCCGCGTTGTGTTCTGATGATCCGTATGATAGATCCGTTAATAGAATCAACATCAGACCGACCGACAATATCATTAGTCAAAGGATGAACTAACATATCGAGGTCTAGGTCACGATACTTTCTTTGTCTTACTGTTTTTATCGGTGCGGGCATTGTTTTAGATCATTCTTCTGAAATTTTAGTCTTGTTTTGCCTATGCCGTCAATAGTGTATACGCAAGCATAAGTATTTCCCATAATCTTTACTACTTGAGCGGTCACATCATCTGGAGTATTTAAATACATACCCACTTTGATTGGTCCTTTACCAGACCAATCTCCCATATCTTTTATTTCATTTAAAAGGTGTCCGTATACGGCACATCTTTCTGGAAAAAGTTTTTCCGTCTCAGTCATTATACTATATTTATACTTGGACAGTTAGGATTCGTCTATGATTGTAGTTCCTGATCCAGAAAGATTTGTAGAACCACACGACAGGCTGTCGCCTATTCTTGCCACGGGAATTCCGTTTATCAAAACGTTAGGTGATCCGGACGCTTGTATTGCATCGTGAGGAGCACAAACGGAACATCCGTGAGACTCCCAAAGATCCCCTACTCTGACAACAGGCAGACCATCTATCAGTACATCCCACGATGCACTCATAACGGTTCTTGTCGGGAAGCACCCGTGTCCTGTACACATATCTCCTAGTCTTACTACTCCTGGCATAATATTCTCCTTTTTGATTTCACAGATTTTTTCCCGGACATAATTGTCCTCCAAAACGGTGGGGCCCTTAAATGGCACCACTTTATTTGATGTATACCCTGGTGTACTCCCTACTATATTTTACTAAATTCTAGGCTTGGGAGCTTATCAGTATCAAAGGCCTTCAACGTGGGCAATTTGGACTTGGTGTTCACATTCTTTTTATTAGTGAATTTCCCATAAGATTCGATTGCTTTTTGTCCTCCGGTAGATCCCGCACGACCCGGCTTACACACCCATTCTCCATTAGCGGCTTCACAAATTGCTTTAGATTTAGCATTGGTTATGTCTGCTCGTAGACTTCCTCCAGATACTGCTTTTACTGCCGCTGTAATGACATACCATTTACCTGAATGCTTTTGACACGTTTCTTTACCGGGCTCAAAGGGATCGACATAAGTAGCTCCATATGTTGCCATTATTACTGTTTCTACTGATTCATAAATTTGGTCATCTACTACGATATATTGACCTGAGCTAGACGCTTCGGCGGCATCCACTTTAGCTATTAATTGTTCAGTATAATTGGCAGGGTCCACCAGCTGGTATCCATCTGGATATTGTAGGTTTGAAAAATCGCAGGCACCTACCTCCTTAGCATTTGGAACTGCTTCCGTTGGTTGACACGCACAAGTCTCAACCTGTTCCCAGTTACCAGTTTTCATTGCATTTTCTACAACTTCTCTGGATATATCATATTCCGATATATCTCCTCCAATATTGGATTTTTGAGCTGATGTATCAGGTGGTAGGGATGCGGCCCCAGCATTTATTCGATAAGTTCCGGGTAATATCCCTAAACCACTAGAAACGACCGTTGTCGCTACATCAAATGGTTTTGGGTCATTTGGGTCTGCACTCGATTGAGGTGGTGCAGAACCCTGTTTAGATAATATTGGATCGTTTCTACCCGCATTAAATGGGGTGGTGACACTTGGGTGACCCCAAGTTCCATAAAATGATCCTACTTCCATAATTGGATCACGTTCTTTAGTCACGACCACTGCCCTAGGACCTGCACTAGCGGTTGCAGATATACTAGCGGTATCACGAGCTTTAGGGGTAATTACAGGTTTAGCGGTATTTTTTAATGCTGATGAAGGACTGGATGGTGGTGCTCCAGCTTGATATTCTGGAAAAGTATCTGCTAGAGTAATAGCTACAGGACCCATAGCCGCTTCTACTGAACCCGCTACTTTGACTTCATTGTCCGTCATTTCCTTTTCGTGCCATTCTCCTTTAGTCGCTTTACATCCATCTTCATTTCTATTAGAACCTGCAGCCGCAGAGCCACCTGTACACCATCCTACTTTATGAACTTTTGCTACAGGTGATTTAGTTTTTGAGGCTTTCTCCTCGGCTACTGCTTTGTATTCTACGGCTTTTACATTTGCGACAAATTTTTCATTTCTGTCATCCATAGGAGTCTCACCCTTCTCTAGATTTTTTGAAAAATCTGACTTAGGAGGTGGTATCTCATTTCCGTGCTGATCTTCTGTTGGGTATTCTGGATCATTTGGTTCTACCCATCCTACACCAGGAACATATTCGGGAGGTGTTGAATCGAATCCTCCTGTAGGAGATGCCGCATCTTGCTCTTCTTTTACCTCTACTCCGGAAGGTAAATCATCTGCAACCTCAGCGACTGTGGCTTGACCCTCCATTGGAGCTTGCTTATGCTTAGGTACTTTAGCAACTGTTTTGCCCGTTGGAGTTACTTCTTCTGCTAGTGGAAGTTCCGGCTCTTTTGGTTCTTCGAGTTGTCCTGTAGCGGATTTGTATAGATAAACAATATCACTCATCACCGGCCCGGTAACGTGTTCCAGCATTCGATTAGAATTGACTAATGCACAGGGGTCGGAAGTGGCTAATTTCGCAAACGCAGCCCATTGAGCTAATTTGTTTAGAGCATTTGCAAGGGCAGCCAAGTCTTCTCCAATAAGATCATTGACTTTACCCATCATATCGGCACACATATTATCGAAATCAGATACTAGACCACGTATCTCATCACAGTTAGCTAACATATTAGATACGCTGGAAGCGTTGGTGACACCCTCCACAAGCTGTCTAGAACGTTTGTTAAGCTGTGGTAAGTCCCCTGCTCCTGTAGCATCATCCATCACTCCCTCAGACTCAAATAGAGTAGCAAATCCAGCTACACAATCAAGCATATCATCAGCTTGACCTAATGCCTTGGATAGTTCTCGACCCGCTTGCTGAATCCCGGAGTTACGTATGAAGTCTCGTGTAGCGGCGAGTAATTGTTCTTCCATAAAGGACCCACACGAAGTGAATCCATCAGAAACCTCTTGAACGCCTTGGAGCGTATCCCATATCTCATCACCATCAGCACCCGGATATGCGGCTTTTACGGCAAACTCATCAACACCATCAGGAGGACCAGTAACGTTTAATGATTTTCCATCGCTCTTCATCTTGTCGGCTTTACCGGAAGCCGGCGATTTCATCATTGTTCCGATACCGCCCATAGCATCTGAGGCACTCGAAAAAGTCCCAGTACCCTGGGCGCCTGATATTACACTACTTGGTGATGGCATTTTTTAGTAATCTCCGTATTATTCTTTTTTTTTTTTGAAAAAAACGCGGTTTTTCGGCGTTTCCCTTAGTTTAGCTTTAATCCAGCCCCTTTTACCCAATTCAAGGTACCCGCCTCTGTGGTTACGCCCTTAGCGGAGGTGATTGTGCAATCATCCAAGGAGTCGATATTACAAGCTCCTCCTGCTTCTATGTTCACATCACCACCGGAAACGAAATTCAGATCACCTCCAGCATCAAAGGTTATATCACCATCGACTTTAATGGTGCAATCTCCCGTGATTGTGACTTCCTCATCACCTGCGACAAGCGTGAAATTGTCCATTACCACAGTCACGGTTCGTGTCCCATCTGGACCTATTTCTTCGTTTGTACCCGACATATGATGTCTCATAAGTCGTTCAGCACCTGGAGTATCGTCCCATTCTTCTACGTGTCCACTCTCTGATGCTCTTACGTGATTAAATGGATATTGAGCTTTGTAATTATCCATTGGTAAATCTGGTTCTTCTTTAGAATCTCCCCCACCCACTCCTGGTGGTCCTTCGAAATCCTTTCTCGCCCGTCTGTGAGTATCGGGTTCGTTTAGATGGGTGGCTTTTGGATAGATTCCGTTTGGATCGTTGAAACCACTCTTCGCTGGCGGCTTAGTAGGATATCCCCCCAATGTTCCCATCATTATCGGTTCTTGACAATTAGCTCCATCTCTGAAGAATCCTACTACCCAAGTCCCTTCTACTGGACCAAGTGGAGTAGTTCCAATTCCATTCATCGCGGCAGAAGTAATTGGTTGCATCGGATGAGCCCAGGGTAGATCAGGAGTAGGAATCCCTTCATCGACTCCTAGCTCCATTTTCTCTGTATGTATACCCGCTATACGTACTTTGCATCTTCCTAAACACATCGGATCTCGTCTATCCTCTACGACACCCATAAACCAAATGAAACCATCAAATCCCATAAATTGCATAATCTCTAATCTCCTATATTTCTTTACGAGCGGCGGAGTCTACCTTATCTTGACTCTTTGACCACTTCTGTGCCTGGGTTTTGTCTTTAAATCCATTAGAAACTGGCATCCATTTGTTGTTCCCAATATGACCCATTACATACCACTTCTTGTCG